GCGCCGGGATGACGTTGCACGCGGGTGCGGCAAACAGGGCGAAGAATACGAGCAGACGCTTCAAGGGAGGCTCCTTACCGGGTGAGGATGTTGCGAGCGAAAAGCGAGAGGATGCCGCCAACGCCACTAGCGATGAACACGCCAGCCCAGTATGCGCCTCGGCCCTTGTTTGCCAGGGCTATCAGAGTGTCGACCTTGGACTCAAGACTCGCGACGGTCTTTTCGAGTTGGTCGACCTTGTTTTCCATGGCCCCGAAGTCCCGGGGATCAATTGGCTCTGCCATCATGCCCACCTGTTGCGCTGCGCGGGGAGTCCCGCAGGTTAAACGCCGTGCTATGCAGCGGCGCGAGAAACTTCAGGTCACACACCCGTGAGCGAGGTGTTGAAGTAGGTCGTGCCGCCGGGCCCCGTGGCCGTGAACGTGACGTATGCGACGCCGGTGAAGGTGCAGGTGGCGCTATCGGAGCCGCCGGCGGGGTTCAGCGAACCGGAGCTGGTGTACGCGCCGGTGACGTCGAAGGTGAGCCCCGTGCAGTCCGAGGTGATCCAGGTGAGCGTGTAGCTCGCGCCGTTGGACACGGGGTCCGGCGAGTACCACGCGTAGATGTATGGTGCCGGCTGCGCGAGGACCTGGAGCGTGTAGTCGCCGCTCGACACGATGGCCGCGCCGCCGGAGTCCGCCGCAATCTCAATGCGGATCACCGCGCTGCGCGAGTAGCCGCCCACGTATGAGAAGCCGACCTGACGATCCGAGGTGAGGGCGAGCCAGGAGCCGAACCCCGGATTGTAGTCGCTGCCGCCGGGCGTGTTGCCCGAGACAACGGTGAAGCGTACCCAGTAGCTCGAACCGATCCCAGAAGTGGTAGGATCGTACCACTTTTGGGTGGCCGCCAGGCTGCCGCCGCTGTACGCCTCGACGTTGCCGTTGGTCTTGACGATGGCGTAGCCGGACGTCGTGTTCCCGTACGGCCCCGCGTTGGCGAGGTCGCGAGGGCCGTTGCTGCCGGCCGCGAGAAGGAGAAGTCCGATTCCGCTCATTAGATTGTGAGGTCCGAGAAGGCGCCGCCGCCGACGACGTTCGTACATTGGCGCGGCTTGCCGAGGGTGAAGTCGAAGAACTGGATTTGCAGGACGTATGCGGCCGGGTACGCTACGTACGAATTCGAGGTGTAGCTGTTCCGCGACACCGAATTGGTTGCCGTGTCGCTGGTCGGATAGACCTGAAGCATGACGATGGCGGAGTTGCTGACTTGGTTCTGGAACTCCGCGTAACTCGGCATCGCGTGCTGGATGACACGGTTGAGCGTGCTATCGTAGGTGTAGTAGTCCGCCCACGACGAGCCCCACATTGTCCCCGACTCCGCAAGGCCGCTGTTCACGCGAGCCCACCCGCTGTAGCTATACGTGGCGGTCGTCCCCGCGTAGTTGGTCGCGGACATCCCATTCGCGTAGGCCGCAAAGTCGGCGTAGGTCTTGGCGTTTCCGCCGCCGGCTATGAGCATCTGCATCGACGGGATCACGTGAGGCCCGTCCCGCTGATGATCCACTCGGTCGAGGTGATCTTGAGCGCCGTCGCCACGCCGTTCGCAGCCAGCGTGCGGTTGCCCGTGGTGCCGGCGCCCGCGAGGCGCATCGTGTCGGTGGTGATGGCGATGGTGATGACGCCCGCGGCGTTCTGGTTGACGAACGTGATCGCGGTTCCGATGGGGTACGCGACCGACGAGTTCGCCGGGATCGTCCAGGTGCGCGCCGTCGTGTCCGCGGCCGGGTGCAGGATGTGCTTCTGCGCGTCCGACAGGACGAGCGTGTAGGCCGCCGACTGCGAGTTCTGCGCCAGCGCCGACACCTGAATCGTGGTGCCGTCGTTGGTGAGCCCGTTGCCGATGGTCAGCTCCTCGACGACGCCCGAGCTGGCCGTCGTGCGGCCGAGCAGACGGTTCGTGGCGATGTTCGCGATCTTCGAGAGCGTGATCGCGCCGGCGTCCACGGACCACACGCCGCTGGAGATGGTGATGTCGCCCTTGTCGCCGTCGGCCAGGTTGGACACGGTGGTCCAGGTGCCGTCAGCGCGCAGGAAGTTGGTGGTGCCGCCGCCCGAGGCGCCGACAATGCCCGCGGCCGCCGTGCCGAACGTCGGCAGGTACGCCGCCGCGACGGTGCCGCTGGTGATGTCCGCGCCCGAGTGCGCATGGCCCACCGGCGAGTACACGCCCGAGTGGTTGTGCGCCAGGGCTGCGTAGGTCGCGTCGTGGTTGTGCGCGGTGCTGGACTTCGTGGCCAGGCCGTCGTCGATGTACTGCTTGGTGGCGGCCATCGACGCCGAGGTCGGGGCTCCCGAGAGCGTCAGCGGGCCCGAGAGGGTCCCGCCGACGATGGGCAGCACCGACACCCACGCGTTGTTCTTGCGGCCGTACGTGGTCCCGTCTGCGGTGGCATCGGGCACGTTGCCTTCGATGGACGAGCCCGTGGGGCCGCCGTAACGGGAGAGGGACATTACTTGGCCTTCTTGACCCGCGGCGTGGCAACCGTCACGGGGATGTTGTGTACGACTTCCTCGGCCTTGGGGACGACCACGTTACCCTTCGCATCCAGCTCATCGTAGTCGGGGTGCTTGCGCATCGACTCGACGTCGTGCTGGTACTCGGGCGTGAACAATGCCGTGGGGTTCTGTTTGCACCGGAAGGTGGTTTTCGCTGCGTTCAGCATGGTCCCTCGCTGGAGGATGAATGGGGCCGGTTTAGGGTCCGCAGAGCCGGGGTGCGGTCAGCAAGCGCAGCTTGCGCTGCGTCACCCTCTTTACGCGATGGGGCGCACTACGATCACGCGCACCGTCGCCGACGCCAGGTCGAGCGGGCCGCCCGACTCGTTCTGGAAGCGCACCGACACGGTGTCGGCCGCGCTAACCCAGGCCGTGACGGTGATGCCCGCCACGCTGACGGCCAGCGAGACACCAAGCACGATGTCGCCGAGCGCGACGCCCGGGACAGCGATGGTGTTCGTTTCGCCCGCGGCGTCGATCAGATTGCCGACGTCCATCGTTGCTTTTGCGAAAAACAACTGATCGACGACCCCGCGGAAAGACGCGGCGCCGGCGACGAAGTTCGTTACAGAGGTGGCATTCGCCATGTTGTTCTTTCCTGAAAGGGTCAGGGAGCCCCCGAGGGGGCCCCCTGTGGTCCGCTATTAGGCGGGAACGGCGATGGCCACGCCGGCCGCGTCACGCAGCTCGGCCGCGCCGAAGATTTCGTCGGCGGTCAGCAGGTCGGCCAGGAACTCCTGCTTGTACTGCGTCTGCACGCGGGGCTTCTGCTGTTCGCAGAGGATCAGCGCGTCCTTGTGGAACAGGAGAGCAATCCGCGCACCACCCGTGGCCGTCGCGCACGCCGAGGTGACGTAGGCTTCGATGCCGTAGATGTTGCCCAGGCGACCCGTCTGGATCACGTTGCCGTTGCCGACGAACGCTTGCTCCGTGAAGCGAGCCAGGCCCATCAGCGTGTTGCGCGCGACCGGCGGGATGACCAGGCTGCGGCCGTCCATCGGAACATCGGCGTCGTCGAGGGTCTGAATGACCTTACGGATGGCGACGTCGGTGATCGCCGCGGCGTTGTTCGCACCGGACGTGTACAGCGTGCTGCCATCCGAACCGATCACCGCCTTGTCGTACGTCGCGTTGCCCGCACCACCCTTCCAGGCCGAGGCCAGGTTGATGAGGTACGTGTCGATGGCGCGACCCAGAGCGTAGCCCGCGTCCTCGGTGTAGACACCGCGCATCGGGTTGTTCGACTGCACCTTCGCGATGTCCTCGATGAGGCGCGAGTATTCCCAGTGCTGGTCGAGGTTGACGTCCACGCCCGTGCCGGAGTGCGCTTGCAGCGTGACTTGGGCCAGAGAGCCCTTCGCCGACGCGGCGCCGCGCGTGAAGCCCGGCAGGTGAACGACGTCGCCCTTCTTGCCGACGACGCTGAGTTTCTTGACCAGGTTCGCCATCACCAGGGACTTCTTGTAGGTGGCGACGATTTCGTCCGACCAGATTTCCGGTACGAACTTGCTGGAGTCGAGTGCGGCCTTGGTTACGCCGTTTGCTGCGTCAAAAGATGCCATTTATGGCTCCCGTGTAGAGTGGATTGAAGAAAAACGCTCGACACGGGCCCCACTGACGGTTACTTCACCCGCTTTTCAGCGTACGCCAGGAGGATTTCGTCCCCCATGGCCGCGTACTTCTCGGGATCAGTCTGTTGCAGCCGGATCAAGTCGGCGCGACGGTAAACCTTCTTCCCGCCGTCGCCACTGCCAGCATTTGCGTTCCCGGAGGGGATGGTGCCTGCGCGCACTGCGTCGCGCCGGGCGGCATCCGTATCTTTGTCGGGCTGCTGCTGCTGGTCCTGCTGCTGCTTGCCTCCACCACGCGCCTCTTGAAGCTCTTTCCATGCGGAAAACAGCTCGTCGCCCGCCTGCACATCGTACTGTTGATGCGCGCGCAGCAGCAATCCGGTGCGCAGTGGCGATTTCTGGACCCAGGCTCGGAACTCTGCGTCCGCGAGAACCTGGTCGGCGTCACTGTGCTTGGCTCGAAACAGTCGTTGGTTCCGTTCCTGCACTGTCTCCTGCACGGTGGTGCGGAGGTTGCGCAAGTCGGTGTCCTCGGACAAGAGCTTCTTGATTGCCTTGCGAGGGTTGATGAAGAACTCTGCGTCGTCGTCAGTCGAGTCCGTGTTTGGGACTTCGGCTTTCTGACCACCACGTGCCTGTGCGAGAGTCGACCGGATGAACTCGTCGTGCGTGCGGCGAAGCTCTCCGAGTTCCGCGCCCTGGCGCCCGACGAGGTGTTCAAGCTCGGCGTGCATCCTGGCGATTTCCGCGGGAGTCTTGCCCCGGTACTTCTCGGGGATGTCGTCCTTCGGGGGCTCGTTCTGCTTCTGGTCCTGCGGCGCGACTTGTTGGCTCTGGTTGCCGTCCTCGTCGTCGAGTGCGTCGTTGATGATGTCTGCCATGAGGTTTCGCTTGTCCTTACGGGGCGTTAAAATGGCCGGATTTCGTCAGCGCGGCCAGGCCGGGGTTGTCGCGCTGTGGTTGCACCAGGATGGTGCAGTTACTCTCCGTGGCTGGCGGCTTTTTTCCGCTCCTCGGCTTGTTTCTCGGCGCGCTTCCTTTCCCAGGCGTGATACGCTCCGGGGAAGGCGCCAGTGATTCCTTCGAGGCGCGCCACGGGCGCGCACAGTTGTCGCATGCTCAGTTTCCCGCACTGCGGGCAGATGTCCACCAGGTCGTCGTCGCTCTGGAAGCGCTCGTACACGTGGCCGGACTCGCACTTGTAGTCGTATACCCGGATCATGCCAGGTCCTCCCGTTCCGCTTCCTCCTCCAGCTCCTTGAAGGCGCGCTCGAAGATGGATGGCAGTGCGATCACGTGGTTCAGGATGTCGACCTGCCCCTTCGAGAAGTCGAGGTTGTGGCAGTTCTCGACCTTGTTGTACCCGTCGCGGAGCTTCGTCAGGTCCTCGACGATGTAGCCCCAGCCGCGGGACTTGAACAGCGCGAGGACTTCCTCGTAGTAGCGTTGCAGGTCGGGATCAATCATTCAGTCGTCTGTCCTTGTGACTTCTGGAAGGCCTGGAGGCGTGTCTTGTGCAGGTCGGCGCGCACCTTGAGGTGGTCGCGCAGGAGCGAGGCGCGCATCTGCTGCTGCGTGATGCGCTCGTTGCTCACACGGTCGGCGCGCTTCTCCTCGACGTCGGCCTGCTTGAGCGCGAGCTGCGCCATCTTCCAGCGCCGGTCGAACTCGGCGGCCTGCTGCTCCGCCGGGAGCCCGTAGATGCCCTTCGAGGCGACCTGCATGGCGTTGACCTCGGACGACTGCGCCGTTTCGCGCGCCTTCGCCTCGTTCAGGGTGGCCTCGGACTCCAGCTTGCGAATCTCGGCCTTCTTCTGCGCCATTTCGAGCTGGACCGACACATCCTTGAGCTGCTGCGCCATCGGGTCGGCGTCCTGCATAGCCTGCATCGCCAGGGCCAGGCGCTCGCGCTCCTCGCCGCTTGCGATCATGTCCAGGACCTGCTCCCGGTTGGGGATCGAGGTGTTCTGGACCAGGCCCACCAGGATCGCGCGGTGTTCCGCGGTGCCGGGCTCCATCACGCTCAGAAGCTGCGTGAGCTGCGACGTTTCGTACTCGCGCTGCATGATGCCCATGGTCGAGGCGGCCTTGACCTTGAGCGGCACCGGCGGGTAGCGATCCGGCGCGGTCTGCATGTTGCGGTGGACGATCTTCTCCAGCGCCGGCATGAGGAACGTGTCGAGGAACTGGACCATCGTGCGCTTGTAGCGCTTGATGATGGGGGCCAGGGACATCGACACGGCGCCGGGGCGCGCGTTGCCCATGTTCGACACCATCTGCGCGGCGTCGACCGAGCCCGTGGCCTGCTGGACCTGGGACTGGAGCGCTTGCAGGTTCTGCCAGTGATTCGGGTCCAGCTCGCCGAACTTGAACGGGTGCAGGATGTCCTGCGGGTTGCCGGCCGTCAGAATCGACGCGCCCGGCACGACCTTGAACTTGTAGCCCCGTGGCATCCGGTTCGCGTCCATCGCCATCATCGGCGCGGTCACCAGGCCGAGTGCGTCGAGGCGCGCGCGGACTTCCGCGTCCAGGACCTTCTGACTGTTGGCGCCCTTCTCGCAGATGCCGCGGCCATTCAGGCGCCCCGGCACGATGTCCCAGGGGAAGATCACGATGGGCCGGTCGCCGAGGAGGTAGGGGTTGCCCTCCGCCTTGATGGTGACCGACTTGTTGGCGATCACGACCAGCGCCTCGGTGTAGTCGCCGTCCTCCTCGATTTCGGCCGTGTCGCCGTCCTCGTCGCCGAACAGGTCGACCACTTCCTCGTCGGCCGTTTTCGGGTAGATCAGCGCCGTCGGCACCAGGCCGTAGTAGCGGATCACGTGGGCCGCGTCTGACAGGTCCTGGGACCCGTTGGCCCCCACCTGGTCGCCGGAGAGCATCGGATCGCCGTCGCCGGCCTCGACCTCGACCTCATCGCGGAAATGCCCGTCCCTTTGACCCCGGAGGATCGTGTGGAGGGGCATGTTCTCCTCGATGGCCACGCCGAGGCAATCCTGGACGTTTTCCGCGCTCGGGGGGTACACGAAGTTCCGCGTGCCGACGGCGCGCAGCGTCCCCAGCTCGATTTTCGTCGTATTCGACGTCGGGCCGCCCGTGGCGGGGTCCGTGGCGACGCGTTTCGAGCTGATCGTCTTGGTGACGACCTCGCCGACGCCCAGACCGAACACCGCGGCGTTCAGAATGCACTTCACCGCGTTCGCAGCGAAGTCCACGCGCCCCAGGTCCTCTTTCAGGTTGGTGCGGATCGTTTCGACGGCCGCGCGAACGGCCTTGGCGATGTCCTCGGGGCTCGGGGGAGCGCCTGGGAACGCCATTTCCGGCGGAATCCCGCCCTGCGGGCCCGCCATCGGGTTCGTCATGCCCATCGGGCCCATCGGAGGGCCCTGCGGGCCGGGCGGCGCGCCCGGCGGACCCATTTCCGGGCCCATTGGGCCGGGCATTGGGCCATTTGGGCCCATTCCGCCGACTCCCGGCGGCGGACCACCGGCCGGCGGGCCCGGCGGGGGCAGCGGCAGGGGGGTGTCGTACGGCGTCAGGTCGAAATAGTCCGTCCCGCGGCCGAAAGTGGCCTCCTCAATCTCGGCGGCGGCGTTCTCGACGGCCTCGGAGAGCGCCGGCGACACGATTTTCGAGCGCTCGCTATCGCGCATGCGCTCGTCAGCCGACCAGATGCCGCGCCACAGGCGCTCATATTCATCCCAGCGCGACGCATACTGCGAATCGCGCCACGTGCGCCAGTTTTCGACCTTCGCGACGACCCATCGGCACAGCGCATCGTACTTGTCGGGCGTGGCGGCGTCGTCCGCCTCGGTTTCCCGAGGTTCCGACACGATCTGTGCTTCGCTCGCCCCTACGAAATGCGGTTGTGCCATGGTTCAGCCTTGGTCAGTACCCCGAAATGGGGTCCAGCGCTTCCCAGCCGGGCTCCTCATTCGCCTCGAACCCCTCCCAGACAGCTTCCTGGGCGAGTTGGTCGATGTACGAGAGCGAGTCCGGCAGGTCATCGTGGACAGTTTTCGACGGAAAAGTGATGAGTTGGTCCTCGAACTCGGGCAACCAGACCGCGCCTTCCTCCAGCGTGACCATCCCGTGTTCGAAGCGTCCTTGTAGAGCCCACACGATCCGGTCTGTCTTGAGCCGGTTGCCGTGCGTCAACGGTGTGATGTGCACCATCGCGTTCTTGCGCTGCATCGACTCGACGAGATACGGCTCGACGGCCTTGTGCAGGGCCCCAATCTCGATGCCGAGGGCCGCCGGCTGGTACTTCGCGACCGCGAACGCGATGCGCTCCGCAGTCTCCTTCACGCCCCAGCGGCCGTGAATGATGTCCTTCACGTGCCACTTGGCCCCGTTGACCTTGACCACGGAGATTGCCGTGGAGTCGGCGCGCGAAGCCTTGGCCATCTGCTGCTCGCCGACGTCGGCGAAGCCCGCCAGGTCGACCGCGATGTAGAAGCGGCCCTCCTTCGGCTCCGGCGCGTAGCGCAGCCAGCTCCGCTGGAACACCGCGCCGCCCGCGCTCTCGAAGCTCGCCATGAACTCCTGGCGGAACGCGGCGCTCGACATGCGGTTGAGCGCCGACTCGATTTCCTTCTGCGGGATGAACGGGTTGTCGGCGCTGGTGAACTGGAACAGGGCCCATTCGCCCTGCGTGTCGTTCGCGGCTTGCTCCGCGAGCTGGTAGAAGTGGTTGCGGCCTTTCGGCGTCCCGATGAACAGCGCGCGCCCGCCGCCGAACCGCACGGCATCCGAGAGCGCCGGCTGGACGATCAGCTCCCAGACCTCGACCTTCTGGTCCGCGAACTCGTCGATCACCGCCGACCACCAGCCCACGCCGCGCAGACTGTCCGGCCTGTCCGCGCCCTTGATGTGGATTTCGACCCCGTTGATGAGTTCGATGATCCCCAGGTTCACGTTGCTGTTCGCGATGAGCCCCTTGGCCATCGAGTGCAGCCGCTTCCAGTAGATCGTCCTCGCCGCGGGGTACGTCGGCGCGATGAGCGCCACGGGCATCTGCTGCTCGTTCCGGGGGTCCATCGCGTCAGTGATCGCTCGCACACAGGCGAGCCAGGACTTCCCGAAACGACGACCGGCCACCACGACGATGAATCGGGCAGCCGAGTGAAACACCTGCGCCTGGGCGGGATGCAGGTCGAAATGTAGGGTCAGGTCACTGCTCACTGACCACCTTGATGGCTTGGTCGGCGCCGGCCTGGTTCCCGATCACGATGGTGACGGTCGGGGCGGCCTTCTCGTTCTCTACGGCGAACTCCTGGGTGCCCAGCTTGGCCCAGAAGTCGGTCGGGACGACGCGCTGGATCAGCTTGTCCATGACCAGCTCGTGCAGGGGGTCTTTCTCGTCCAGCAGGGCCTTCTCGATCCGCGCGAACACGTGCGGCTGGAGCTGGGCCATCTTCGCGTACTGGAGCGCCACCAGCGCATCGCGCGTGGGGCGTTTGGCCGGCCGGCCGACCCCATAGTCGGCCTTGCGCTCGGCGACAACTGCCGCGTGCACAGGTTCGAGCGGGGGTCGGCTGACTGCCGGGGCCTCGGGGGCCAGGGGCTCGTTCTGTTTCAGGGGTGCGGTCGTCACGGTGGGATGGCTCCTTTTCGGGGGCCAGGCGGCCCTAGCTATGGTGCCCGGGGGCATTAGCGTCGGGCGGGGTTCTCACGAAAAGTGGCCCCTCACTATACCACCCGTTTGCCCGTTGTTTTTTCCCCACAGCAGGTGACGAAATTCGTCACAAGTTGTTGTTTTCACACAACTACCGCGTATACGGTATGTGCGCTAAGGGGGTCCCTTTTTTACAGCGATGGCGGGTAGCGCCCGCCGAGCGCACCGCGCACCCCCCGGCCCCCCCGTGCACATGGCACGCTGCGCAGGGCTGGGCGCGCGGCGGCGCACCAGAACAGTGCACAGTGCACCAAGGTGGTGCGCACCCTAAGCGTGCAGTGCAGCATGCAGCGTGCACCAAAGTGGGGCGTTGTTTATCTGCAACATGGGCCGAGGTTGTTGCGTTGCTGCAACATTCCAGTTTTCGAATTGGCCGAGGGAGGATGGCCGAGGGACCATCTGTGCACCAGATTGGTGCAGACCGACCGTTCGTCGGGCCGACCTTGAGATTGCGCCCGGATGCCCGATAATTCAGGCACGCGCACAGACACGCGCGGCACACTGAAAGGGACGACAGAATGAAACGCACAGAGTTTGAAGCGAATGCAGCGCTCGCAGCGCGCGCCGATGCACTGAAGGCGAAGGCACGCGCGCAGCGGCCGGCGCCAGTGGCGCCGCTCACGGCATGCGAACGGGCCCGCGCTGCGGTCGTGGCCACGCTGCGCGCTGCGCTGGGACGCTGACATGCAAGCGACAGCAAAGGCTTTCGAGGTGGCGAAGCGCTACGGTACAAGCGAGACACTGGCCGGCCTCGTGCGGCACGTGGCCAGCGCTGCGGCCGCACGGTACGGCGCGCATGAGTCACTCGGCGCGCGCTGGACTGGCGGCCGGCCGGACGATGATACGAACGACTGCGCAGTCCGCGCGCTCGCGATTGTGTCCGACCTTGAATACACTGCGGCCCGCACGCTGATAGAGTCGGAATGCGACAGGCCGCGCGGCAAAGGCACGCCATCGCGCGCGCTCGTGACACTGCTAAACCGCATCGCGGGCCGCGTGCCCGACAGCGCAGCGGCCGGCACACTCGCGCGATTCTGCCGGACGCACGCGCGCGGAGTCTTTTACGTGCTGGTGCGCGGCCACGCGCTCGCGATTGTCGACGGCCGCATCATTGACAATGGCCGGATCAGTGGCGAGCGCTGCCGCGTGCTGGGCGCGTGGAAGTTTGCAGAGTAGCCGACGAACGGCAGGCCGCGCGCTTGACACGCGGCCGAATACCCGGACAATGCAAGGCATCAACAACGGAGCGACAGAATGATTATCCTCAACATCGGACTTGAAGCGAACGACGGCAGCGAAGTGAATGAGCGCGCAGCGCTGGCGGCCGTGCTGGGCCGCACGCGTGCCGTGTCGTGCGGCATCCGGCAGAGTGACACGGAGCGCACGCTCGTCGTGATCGCCGAAGCGCTCAGCACGACGGCCGCATGGACTATTGCTGTCGCGTTGAAACAAGACTGCATAGCAGTGTATGACACCGACGCGAAGCGCGGGCGCCTCATCGGGCCGCGCGCCGACGCATGGGGCGCATTCGAGCCGGCCTACTTCATCCTGCCGGACGGGACGCGCCTTGACGCGTCGTACCGCGCCGAGGTGGACGCGGCCGCGCGCGAGTGCGAAGCGCACGAACAACGCTGCCGCGACTATGCGGCCGGCCGCGGAGAGTGCTAATCATGGACGCACGCACCAAAAAAGAGCGCGCGCTGATCCGCAAGTATGCGCGCAACATCGTACGCGTCTACAATGAGGCGCCGGAGCATGTGCGGCGCCACGCGGCAGAGTGGTATGCGGTCGAGTCGGACGCGCTCGCGTGTCTCGCCTTTGATCTAGGCCTCAGCGTGCGCGCAGTGTGCGGCGCCGCGGCCGCAATATCGCCCGGAATGCGCTGGGAGCTGGTGCCCGACTACGTGCGCGCGCTGGCCACTGCGGCCGACCCTGGGAGCGTACGCGTGCCGACCTATTCGAGCGAGTTTACCGCGCGTGCGCTCGCGTGCCTGTCGGGCGCCGATCCGCTCGAAGTGCTGGGCGGCCCGAAGGTCCGCGCATTCTACGCGCTGCTGTATACGCGCGGGCAGTCGGATAGCGTGGTAATTGATGGCCACGCGTTCAACATCGCGCGCGGAGAGCGCGCACCAATTCGGGGCGCAAAGGTCCCGCAGGCCGCGCGCGTCACTGCGGCCCGCTACAGATGGGCGGAGGCGGCGTACCGTGCGGCCGCGCGTCTGCTAGGATTAGAACCGCACGCTTTGCAGGCTATCACTTGGACCCACTGGAGGACTGTATGAA